CTTGTATCGGAATTTGGCTTGCTCAAGGGCGATACTCGCCTTGGATTTAATCTGCTGAACAAGGGCACTCTCACCGCGCTGGATGAGGTTCTCGTACTGCTGATTCTTTTGTGCAAGTTGCTGTGCGAACTGGATCGCTTCCTCACGCATACGCTCCGCAGCCTCACGCTGGCGGCGCTCCTCGTGTTGTTCGTACTTCAACTTGTTGATGCGGTCGCGAACCTTCTTGCCGTAAGACGACAATTCCTCATCGGTTTCCTCTGAGGCTTCGGCTGCACGAACCGGCTTTTTCGGGGTGTCATCGACAATTTCCAGTTCCACCTCATCGGCGGGAACCGGCTTTTCTTCCTGCTCAGGCGCACCCACCTGATAGGAAACTCCGAAGAACTTATCTTCCTTTGATGTCTGTAACTCGCTCATACCTTTGCCACGCCCCTTGGATCTTCGACTACGGCTTCTACGCTGTCGTCGTTGATTAAACGAAACTCTTTGCCATGAACCTTAAAGCGCGTACCGGAGTAGGATCTCATCATGATCCAATCTCCCTTTTTACAGTACGGTCCTGTGGGGAATCGCTCTTGGGATTGGTATGCATCAGGCCCCATCTCTAGGACGAACCCGACGATGCTTCCGATTTCTTCGGCTTGAAGAGTCTGGGAAGCCTTGATAATCCCGCCTTCGGTCTTCTCCTCAGGGTCAGGAAGTGCAATGAGCAGTTTGTAACCAGTGGGTTTCGGTAACTGACTCGCTAGTTTTTCAGACATATTTCCTCGCACCGGGATTTAAACGTGCCCGGAGTCACGCGCACCGCAAAACGCGGAGATGTTTAATCGTCATCAATTTGCTTTGTTAAGTCAAGCAATTCTCTCTCTGCCAATGCTAGACCGTGTATCACGCCACAACACCTCTTGTAGTCGGCGTAATCAGTACACGCGCCTCCGGCGATGTGATCGGCCATTTCGTTCATCTGGCTACGGATCTGTTTCCGCAGGAAATCAGCGAGATTGTGGCGGCTTTCGGTCTGCATTCAGAAGTTCCCGTGCAATCTGTACGCCCAACTTGGCCCCTTCGACCTGATCCCGCGAGGCAATTTCCTTGCTCTGGAGTTCGGCTTGGGTGTTGGTGCTGGCAATCTGGACCCCGAGACGCGCACCTTCGATGCGCTCTTGGGCCTTGAGTCTTTCCTGCTCGGACTGCATACGCATCTGAGCCTTCTGCATATCGGCCTGAATCTTGGCCATCTCGGCCTCGGCCTTCTGCTGAATCTCTTGTGCGCGAAGTTGCAGTTTCTGCATCTCCATTTGAAGAACCGGATCTTGGGCTTCCTGCATTTGCTTTTGCATCTGGGCCTCGGCCTGATCGCGCTGGAGCAACTGGGCTGCAGCCGGTGCGACCAACTGAGAAATGCGGTACTCCACATCTTCCGGCAGCGGTTCCCCCGGAGGAGGCAGTTTGACCCCGAGTTCTTTTTCGATCTCCATACGGTATTTAAACGCCAGATGCTCGGCCATGTGGGCTGCAATCGCACCCTGCATGGCTTGAGCATTCGGAGACTGACCGATCATTTCCTGCAGTTTCGGATCTTGCAGGAACGACATGTGCGTCTGGATGTGAGCCTCATGGTCCTGATAGATAAACGCCTTGATCGGCTGATTGTTCAACACCTTCATGTTCTCGGTGACCGGGTCGGTCGGCGGAACTTCTTCCGGTGTCTGAACAATCTGCGCCGCATCGGCAATTCCCAGAGTGTCCAGCATCTGACGATGCAGAAGCGGCATGTTGTACATCTGAGGTGCCGTGCCTGCTAATTGCAGCGCGGCTTGGTACTTCATGATTCTTTGGGCCATCGTACCGGCATTCGGGTCCGACACCGGAACGATATCGATCCGATCATCAAAGTCCTGCGCGGTCAGTTCTTTACCCGGAATGTCGTAGGGATATTCCTGAGGACCGTAGTCTTTGACGAGGTTGGCGATGATCTTGAGTTCTTTCTTCATCGATGCGTGTAAACGCGCTTGAACCGCGCTTTGCACCTTCATCGATCTTTCCAACAAGGCGAGGGTGGTTCCCACCGGAGCCTCGTTGTTCATATCCGCCACCTTCATGTCGGACTGGGAAGCGAACCTGCGTCCCTCTTCGACGATGTTCCCGAGCAATTGATAGAGAACCGTCGAAGGTTCTTTGTACGGGAGGAAGGTGATGTTTTCGCGTAGGGTTCCAGACGGAATGTCCACATCACGGAACTCACCCGGCATGATGGGTGTATCGTCGCCTTTGATCCGGAGTCCGCGAGTTTTCAATCCGCCCGGAAGGTTAGACAAGGTTCCCGCATCGACCAATTGGCGGAGGATGGAGGTGGCAGATTTTGCCAAGCCACCAACGATGTGGACCAAACCAAAACCATAGAAGCCGAGTCCCGGCAGATAAACGTAATGAACGAAATGCTGGCGGCGCTTCTTGAGCGGATCGCCTTCGTACCAGTTACGTCGAATAGAGAGGATCGTGCGGGAACCCTTATCAATGGTGATGACGTAGGGCAAGGCAATCCCTGAGGGTTCCCCGTCAATCGTGTCTTCAAATCCCGGCAGATCGTAATCGATCATCATCTCAAGGAGCGTGTAGCGACCATCTAGATCAATGGCCGCATCTCCGTTCATCTTGTCGTACTTCTTCTGGATATCGCTGATATCCGGAGTCGGTTCCGGCAACTCCACATCCACATAAAAGCCCGAGACTTGAAGTTTGCGAACTTCATTCGGGGTCTTCTTCATGACATGCGTAGCACGTTCGCAGGTGTATAGATCCGGGGTTCCATACGAAACCACGAAATCCTCTGCGGGAACGAAGATGGAAGTGGGTCTTCCGAGATTCGGATCAAAGTACGCTTTGCGGAAAGCCGATCCGGCAATCGCCAATGAGAACAGCATCTTCTCCGTTTCGGATCGATACTCGCTCATGTTCTCGGTCAGGAGATAGTTTAAATAGTCCTGAACGCGCATGGCCTGTTGCATACGCTCTGGGGTCTGTTGACCCAAGATCTTCGTTTCAACGGGGCCTTTAGCCGGGAAGATTTCCTGAATCGACTGTGCTTGGAAGCGAACCACCGCCTCTGAGAGCATCGGGTGGAACACGCCACAAGCGCCATCCCATGGCTGGGTTCGCTGTTCGATCTTCAATCCGAGAAGATCCAGACCTTTCATGTAGGTCTGTTCCCATTCTTTACGGGAATCTTTGTCTGCATCAAACAAGGCCACCAGTTCCGTGGCCATGTTCGATAGGGTGTTGTCGTCAAGGTACTGGGCTAGGTTGTCATCATGGGCGGCGGCTTGCTGCTCGGGTCCGAGTTGCAATTCCATCCCACCATCGGGAAGTTCCACCATGATGGAATCGTCCTCCGGTGGGAGAACCGAGATTTCCATCCCCTGCCCTTGGGTTATGAAGGGCATCAATGCACGATCAACCGCCACGTCGAATCTCCTTAGAGATCGGTGAACTTGCCGCCTTTCTTGGCAGCGCCCATCCCACGAGCAGTGCCCTTGGTTCCCGGAACCATAGAGCCACCGTACATCTTAACCGGACGCTTGGCACCCGCGACCATCGCCGCTGCACCAATGCCCGACATCTTACCTTTGAGTTTGTCCTTGGGCTGCTTACGGCTCTTGGGAGCCATCGCCTTGTCGGACATTTCAGTGCGACCTTTCATTAGTAATACTCCACTTTGCGTCTATAGACGGGTTCATCTTGAGCATCTGACTGCAGAGAAATAAATCCTCCACGCCGATATCTCAGAAGAGCCTGCGTTCCTGAGTCTACATAGTCATCATGCTCCCCGGCGGGAAATGATGCAAATTCTTCTACGACTTCTTCAGCAAATCGGGTTTGGGGTCTCCAGATCTTTCCACTCGCAAAGAGATCAGCCACCGCATTCACACGAGCAATCTTGTCATTACCCCGAGATGGGGTGTATTCAGCGACTGGTATACCCATCGCCCTTAATTCAAAAATCAAAGGGGTTCCAGCAGCCTTGGCTTCGACGATCAAGGTCTCCGGTTTCCAGTATTGATAGAGTTCGTAAGCCCGTTTCTTCAGGGTCGGGAACTCCATCTTCTCTTTCAAGGCATCCATCAGGATGAGATTCGGTTGCATGACCCCGTTCTGGTCTGGATGGTAGAAAACCCCCCAAGTGGTACAGGCGGAATAGTCGGCGCGTTCCTTTTTCAAGAAAGCGGTGTCCCATGACTGGATCAAAAACTGACACTGCGGTGGGTTTCTCTCTTCCCAGACCTTCCACCACTCGCGTTTAATCAACGCACCTTCTTCGGAGGTGGGATCTTGCTGGTACTGGGCCTGCCATTTGTGAATTGGGATTTCGTTGCGGATGGCTTCCAGTTCTGGAAGGGGCCAGAACTCGGGCCAGAGGGGTTGGCCTGAGGGCATGATGGCTGGGAACTCAATCACCTCCCATTCATCGACCCCTTCTCGCATGGCAGAGGCTTTTAGTACCTGACCCACCAAGTCTCTCTTCGACCAACGGGTACAAATGACGACAATGGCCCCACCCGGCTGGAGACGCTGACGGGGTCCGGAGGTGTACCACTCGTAAGCATGGTCAAAGACGGTCGGATCAGCGGACTGACCCTCTTGTTCATCATGGGGATCGTCGATGATCAGCAAATCGGCACCCTTTCCGGTCACCGCACCGCCGATACCGATAGCGAAATACTCCCCACCCTTGGAAGTAGACCAGCGACCGGCTGCTTTGGAGTCAGCCCGGAGTCCCACATCCGGGAAAACGCTGTGGTAGTCCTCAGAATCCACTAAGTTTCTGACTTTTCTACCAAAACCCACCGCGAGTTCTGCAGTGTGGGAGGTCTGAATGACCTTTTTGTGTGGGAACTTGCCCAAAAACCATGACGGAAAGAGATAAGACCCGAATTCTGACTTGGTATGCCGAGGCGGCATGCAGATGATCAGCCTTTTCAACTTACCTGAGGCGATTTCTTCAAACTTCTCACCCATGATCCGGTGATGTCTGCCCGAAATGAACCCCGGCCACATCCTTTGCACGAACGGAATGAACTTTTCCCGACATTCTTCCTTGGATTTAGCGGATTCGTACTCGTCTAGGAGTTTCAGAATCTCTTTTTGCTGGTCAAACGGTAACTGTTTGACTTTATTCAGGATTTCGGGAGTGATGTTCAAGACTGAAAACCTCAAAATGCAGGGACAATAGCCCCCGTTTCAGCATATTCTGGAGCATTCTACACCCAGCCCCCTCACTCCTCACCACCCTATCTCGGGGGGGACACCCTTCGGAGTGTCCCTACCCCACACTGACCAACTCAGGGTGTATCCATTTCTCTAAAAACTGTTCCGATTTTAGCATATTTAATCCCGAAAGTCAATATGTAGATGGGAATTTTTATAAAAAAATTTTACAGACTGGGACTCCCCCACCACTATCTATCAAAATCTCCGGGGAACCACTGGAACTACCCCGATCTATAGAACAACAAGGGGTAGGGGGTGTGTTGCGTGGAAGCAACACGTTACAAAAGTACAGCATCGTGGGAGCGGAATCGCATGTATACGAGCGATGCAGCGTCACGTCGAAAAAGGGGGGTCGGCAC